ATTGTAATAAATACCGTCGGTTGGGTTTGAACCAACGACCTCTGGGTTATGAGCCCAGCGAGCTTCCTCTGCTCCACAACGGTTTATGTTGTTTTTACATATATAGAGAAAAAGTGAGAGGAGGGGAACAATTTCTAAAACCCCAAAGGAATAAATCCGCTTTACATACTCATCATATGTTTCGCCATTTTTCCGCCTGAAGAACCACCACCCGAAGTTCCACCACCAGAGAGACCGCCACCAGAGAGACCGCCACCAGAAGTTCCCATACCGACAGCCTCCATCAACGGACGGGCAAGAGCTTTGACGCTGTCTTCAACACCGCCACCGACGAGACGGGCAAGGCTGGATTTGGAATACTGGGGACGAGAAGAAACGGCAAGCACATCAGCACGGGACAGAATTGCGGTGTAAGTCTGGGAAGTTCCACGCTCAATTGCGAAGACACCAGAGTTCATAGTTATAAGCACAAGTTCGTAGTCGTTGGCTGAAATCTGGAGACCCGTGTTGTTCTCCAATACAACTTTAAATAGCAATTGAAACGCTCCAATTGAGCCAGGTGCGTAGACATCATCAAGCTCAATATGGCGACCGAACTCAAGAGCAAGAACAGAACCGCACAGAGGCATCTGGACGGGCAGAGCAGTTTCACCAGATGCTCCTGCTTGAGAACCCTGATAGGCATAACCGCTAAACTCGCTCCAAGTCTGGTTAATGTCGCTTTCAACAGACATACGCCACAAATCCCACTGCGTAGCACCAGACAACAGACCCGCCTTGTTGTTGAATGAAATGTTGATACTCTTAATGGGGAGGAAGCTGTCGGCATCACTTGGCTTCTGGTTGGCGAGAACCTTACGGGCAACGACAATCATCTTGTCGGGGACGCTATTGAGCTGAATGGACTGGAAAGTCTGCTCTACGGAGGCACCGTTGGCGATAGGTTGAGAGACGGAAGTCAAATAACGGGGATACTCGGCAAAGGGGAGGACATTACGAGCGGAGACCAAGTTGGAAGGCTGGCGGGTAAGGAAGAGCATAAGCAGACGAGCGGAAGTAAGGTCGCTAATGTAAGGAGCGGTGCCGATAGTAAACCAACTACCAGCAACAGAAGTCGCATCATTTGGACCAACGGGTCCGTGAGCGAGACGAATAGCCCTGTTGGCGGAACCCAAGTTGAAGACAAAGTTGAGGGTTTGAACGCCATACATACCCTGATTGTTGCTCTCGGGGTCTCTCCACAAGAAGGGGCTGATTTGAAGAGCCTCCTTTGTGGTGAAGTTGATGACGATAATTCGCTCGGTGTTCCTATTTGCGTCAGTAACGGGAGTATTACCAGTAATGGAATTGATGACGAAGCCACCACGAGGCAGGAAGTCCTGGTCCAAAGAGGCGTTGTTCCAACCTGCGTTGGGGTTGTTGTTCGCACCGAGTGCCTGTGTGTAGTCATAATAGCTGTCATACTGACTGGGGCAGGCGTTGTTGTAGCGGGAAACATCACGGCTGTCGCCAAAACGGAGCAACTGGAACATAATATCACGCTGGTTCTGGGATACGGTATTGTTGTTGATGGTCGCCTGAATGGTGGAACAGCAGGAATGGAAGGGGAAGGGACCCAGAGCTGAAGCATATCCTAAATTAACGATAGTTTGACCGATAGGCATAGTGGCGGTGGGAGTTGCCTTAAAGGTGATAGACATAGTCGTCTCGCACATAATACGGCGACTAAATACTGTGCTCTCCGACGGCAATTGAATATTATATGTAATACTGGAAGTGCTCTTGGAAATAGCGTTATACTGCGAAGGGGTGATGTTCTGTGCCCCCTTAAAGACGGCATAACGGACCTTGTCGGTTGTCAAGAGCAAATCGTCTTGGACGCAAATCTTCTCAAAATCAGCTGAAGCCATTTTATCTTTGTTTATAAGATACACAAAGATAAAAAAAAATAGATTTATGCTTAATATATTGGATTTGCCTAAAATATTGCTTAAGATGAATAGTCCTTCTTGCGGAACATAATTTTAAGGGAGCAGGAGCAACCATTTTGAAGGAAAAAGTCGTGATAAATCCCATAAACATCTTTCCACTGGACGCTAATTTGTATGCCGTAAAGTGGTGCGTTTCCTTGTAGGTCTATCATTCTGTATTCGGCGGTCGGCAGGTAGAGAACATTCGGGAAATACTCGGTCCCATTTACTAAATTAACCACTAAATCTGTAATCTCGTTGCTTAAATTATCGTTCTGTCCTACACTTGAGTTATTGTTATTCAAGACACGAGGAATGCCTATCAGTTGGGGCAGAACGGGCATCAAGGTTGTCGTAAAGACGAGCGACTGAATAGGGCAGAGTGTCGCACCCGTGCTATAGGGTTGCCTCATATAATAGGCATCAAAGGGTGGACCAGCTGTCGCATCTTTTGCTACATAATTGTTTCCAACGCCTCCCTGTTTGTCAAATACCTTAAGAAGGTAATTCGCTTCTGTATCTTGTGGACTGGTAGGATTAGGATTGTAGGTATAATTATGAACCGACTGGAATGAAGAGAACAGAATGAAGAGAGGGTTGTTTAAATAGACAAAACCCACAGCACTTCCTAAATCTAAACAATCTTGAGTGAATAGTAAGGCTGGAGCAACAAAAGTCGCTTCTGCTGATGTTGCGTCCCACAGAAAGTAAGGCTGATTACCCACAATCCAACTCGCAGGGAGCGTAAAACTTGCTAATAATGCCTGTGCGATAATATCTTCATAAGCGAGTTTGAGTGCCCGATTAATCATACAGATAAAAGCCTGAATGTTGTTGAGCCAGTAGTAGGGCAGAGTAGCAGTCGCTATATTTGTTAAAGGTGCTCCTGGTGGGTCGTAGATGTTGGACTGCGGGACATAAATGACACGCTCTTTCGCAATAAACCTATTTCCTGAAGGGTCCTTATACTCCACGCTCACATAATACACAGTAGCGTTTTCGGCATCATCTCCAACCAGATTCAGTTCAATCTGGGGGATAAATAGAGGCATACTTCCAGCGGTGTCTAAACTAAACCGAATGATACTGAAGAAGTAATCGCTGGGGTTGTCTAAAATTGGACTACTCCTGACCTCTGTAAAGGTGAGCCGATTGGCTTGGTTTGTTTGTGATGTAGTAAGACCTGGCTGTATCGTATTTACGACATCTAAATCGTAGTAAATCTGCGAAGGTTGCGACATATTGCTTTATATTAGTATAAGAATATAAAATATTGGCGATTATGCCTTAATATTCTTTGTAATAATCTTTTGCGACCCTTCTGCGACCCTTCTGGTGGTAATAATCCAATCAAGAGGGTAAAAATCCAACAGAGTTAGGTTATTCCAGTAAAAATAAATTTATTTATACAGTATTAATGTAGATTTATTAGATTATTGTGGTATTAATCTAAAAATAGGTGGTATTAATCTAAAATAGGGGTAAAAATCTAAAACGGGCTGGGGTAAAGTAGGTGAAGTAGGTGAAGTGAAGTGAAGTGAATAGACAACTATTCCTATAGACAGGAATGGTTGTTTGCGTTTGGATAAAAGGTTGGCTTTTAGGTTCACCTGACTTCACCTACTTCACCTAAAGTTTTAAGCAGAGGTGATGTTGACATCAGGAAGAGAATTGGAGAGAACCGCATACTGAACTGTTCCCACATATGCGACATCTTTGGAGACACAAGTGAAACCTGTGCCTGCTGTGACGACGATAGTAAAGAGGTTGTTAGTGAGTTGTGTTCCAGCACCTGGAGCAGTTCCAGCAGTAGCGGTAAGAATGAGAAGAGAAACAACATCAGTAGTGGTGATAGAGGGGACAGGAACAGTAGCGGTCTGCCCTGCGACAAAGGTTAGAACTCCCTGCTGTTTGAGTGCCGAACCAGCTCCAGAATAGGACGAAGACGAATTGAGAGACATCTTAAGTTATGTTTATAACATACATATAGATAATTATTTTGCTAAAATGTCTTAATTAAGAAAAAGAAACTCCTCCGTTTGTTCCTCCAATTACAACCCAATCGTTCGTATCTTCGGTTGCTACGAAACTTTGAGATGTGTATGATATTAATGAAGCATTATTAAAACCTGTTGGGTGTGCTGGGTCGCTTACCCTAAACTTCCCAGTAGGAAAAGTAAAACCTGCGTGTGCTCCAGCAGGAAAACTAATACCTTGTGCGAAAATATCTCCCAATTTACTTGTTGGTGGGTCTTGCGGGTCGCCATAATACCAAGCGTAAATATCGCCTGGTGCTAATGTTATTAGCACATAAAAAGTATAGGTTGTTCCCGATACAATTTGAAAAGGTAAATTATTAAAGTTGGAAAAATGATATGGTCCTGCTGTCCCAACCGTTGTAGGAGCACTTGAAGCATAAATAGTTGTAGGGTCGTTATTAGCACATAAGGCAAGGACCATATCTGTTCCAGTTAGAGCAGAAGAATATAATTTAATATCTGCTTCAACACCTGTTAATGAGAAACTGGAGTTAGGTTGGTAGTAGAAGAAATCTATACTCTCGTCGGTATTCGCTTGAATACCTCCTACTGTTCCACCAAAGTAAATCTGTGAGTTTATAGAATGAAATACTAAATCGGTCGTTAAAATCATAGTATCGTTTTTGGTTGTTGGTTTTGTTATTATTAATGGTGTATTATCTTGACTATTTCTATTTATAATCGGTGAACTACCCGAACCAGACGCTCTCCATTCTAAACCCGACGCTTGCCCTGAACTGGCTGTTAATACCATATCATCTGCTCCTACTGGAAGAATAACACCTGCTATTGGGTTGCCTCCTACCTGTGCCCCTCCACCTACTACTAAATCACCTTTTGCTGTGAAATCAATAGCAATATTAGAAGCAGTCCCGACAGCATATTCAGTAAGCGGTGCGAGTGCGGTAATAGTTCCACTTCCACCTGGTGGAATCCAAGTTGGAACAGCGGGATTACCCGACATACCTAATATCTGTCCTGCTGTTGGTGTATTTGTTAATCCTCCTGTATTTACTGCTCCCGTTCCATATGGTATTTGACCGACAACTGCTCCAAAACCAATAGCAATTTGGCTTTCATCTCCCGCTCCAACAATTTCTACGATAGGTGCTATTCCTACAACTGAATCCGTTAATGGTTTCCAAGTAGGAACGCCTCCTTGAATACCTAAAAACTGACTTCCGTTTGCTGGTGTATTTGTTAATGCTCCTGTTCTCGCTACACCTGTTCCGTAGGGTATTTGTCCCGCTGGTCCTGCTGTAAAATTAATACTGATTGTGCTTACATTCGCTACTTCCTCGTCATAAAGAGGGTCGTTTGTTTGAATAACGCCTGAACCCGCTACTGGTTTCCAAACAAGTCCAGTTGGGTTTGTAAGTAGGTCAGTATTATCACTCGTGAGGACATAATTATTGTGTGCTGACGCTGGGACTGCGGTGATATTGTTTCCTGCTGTTGCCGAAAATAGTTGCTGGAAATCAAGTGCTATTGCGGTAGGGTTGTTCGCAATATATCTTAATCCTGTATCTGTTGTTGCGTCATAAGAGAGAACACTTCCGTTGGCTGGTGGAACATCAGGGAAAGCGACTTCAGTTTGGTTTGCGAGTGCTGTAATAAGTTGACCTTTATTAAGGTTAATACCGCCTCCTTCTGGGATTAAAGCATCAAATATCTTGTGTGTAGCTGGGTCTATAATGGTATTAAAAGACATCTAAACCTTCGTTTAAAGTATGTCAAGATTTTAATTTGACATATTTTAATGTGATTAAACAGCACCACCCCACAAAACACTATTATTAAATAAGAACTTTTGTCCGTTGCCTCCGTCTGTGATTGTTAGAGCGTAGTTTGTAGTTGTTGGACTTGTGTTCGCAAGAACGCTGTCCGTATAAGGCGGTGCTGTCGTTATTGTCCCCGTTGTGCTTCCTGTTTTGACAAGTGAATAAGTAAGCGTGCCTCTTTTGTTTTGAAAAACATTTCCTGGTGTCGCCGACCCAGTAGAATTACAATACACACCGCCAACAACAGGGGTAGTTGGTGCTATATTGTATCTTGTTGTTGCTAATGCCCCAGTTGTGTATTGACCTAACCCACCAGAACACCAATCAAATTGAAAGGGTGCTTGCGTTGTTTGAAGTAAAGCATACATTTATATATATGATTAGATATTTTTTATGCGACCAAATTAATACTCCAAATGAAAGTTGCTGAACCGACTTTTGTAAGAGTTCCCAAAGCAAACCCGCTAATAGGTATGACTACATTTGTAGTGTAGGTAGTTTTAATACCTGACCCAAGAGAAGTAGCATTCACCGTAATTGCTCCTGCGGAAGTGTTGTTGTTAGTGATATACACCGTATACATTCCATTAACAGGCATATTTGTCGGGACTGTTATAGCACTAATCGTTTGAGCGACGGTTGAACCACTAAAAGTGATGATGTTTGAGTAAAGAGTGGGATAAGGTGCTGAAGCAGAAGTTAAAAGTGTAAGCGTTGGTGAAGAATAGGTTGCTGTGCTTTGTGTTGTTGTAAGTGTGGCTTGAACCCCACTTATCCCTGCTGATAATTGTGTTGTTCCGTTAGTTTGGAGATTAACA